GGGGCCTTCCGAGAAAGACTTACTAAGATTGACAAGTAATCCAATCCGCTGTAAGTCCTCCACCGCCTCAGCATAATAAAGAGCTGGGACGATGATGTCATCACCGTAGACGTAGACCTCGAAGTGCTCAGAGCCTTTTAAGGCCTTCTGAGGATACCTCTCGATTCTACGTTGGCTTGCCACGCAAGCGCTCCAAAAAATGAGCGCTTCAACCGGGAAGCAACAAGAACTCCCCATGGGAGCAAACTTGTTAAGCTTCACTTCCCTTCCATCCGGTAGAATGGTACTCTCTGAGCGACATGCTTCGAGAGCCCTGACCCAGTTCGCAGGAAAAACAGCGCGAACCAAGTCAAGGGACACCCTATCAGACGCATCAGTTAAATCAAGAGTAGCGTATTTTCCGTCTTTCGACGAGGATTGCGCTAACTTCTGATTGATGCTCTGGTCAGTAAAATTCAACCGACCAGCGGTCATGGGACAGGTCTCTAAGACACGGTAAAGCTTTTTCATAAGACCTTGCTGAATATAAAGAAGTTCAGCAGGTTCGCATGAAATGATCCGTGGTCCTCGAGAATCCTTTGGGACAAGGCAAACCCTTGCCCTAGGGACCGACTCTTGCGAAGTTTCAAGCTTCTCAAGCTCATCAGAAAGATGAGTTGTTGAGAAGAAGAAATACTCCGGATAAGAGAACACATCATCAAGCTTCCTGTAATATCGAAGCTTATGATACTTGTCCTCGTTCAACGTATGGCACGCGGTGGCACCGGCGCCATGACACGGGCGGATATCTAGTGGATCCTCATTGCTGAGGATTCTATGAATTATCCGCCGCATCTCTCCTACCAACTCCGAGGTAAAAAAGTCCTCAAAGTCAATAGAATTAGCAATATCAAGATCAGTTTTAACAAACTTATCAAGAAATTGCTGTTTCGTTGTTCCATCGTAGTCGACCTCCAGTTTGTAGAACATGTACGACAGTTGCCGTACACAATCTACAGCTGACGGGTCACCTCTTAACGCTAACTCAACCGCTCCCCCCAAGAAAACGGGGAGATCACGATCCTTCCTGAGTTTGAAATCAGGAGGACTTACCCACACCATTAAGGAGTGGTAGTGGTCGAGCGCCTTACCAATAGTTGGCAAGGTCGTCGTCAAGAAGGTTAGCCCCTCATGTGTCGAGCGCGACTCAAAGGTCAAAATATCTTCCTTTGAGACGTACCGACCGTAGCTGGTTGTTGCTAGGTTCGTCCACAAGAGACGAAGGCTTTTCAGGTCACCAATGTTATTCATTGACTTACCTCCAGAAGCATCCCAAATAGTAACATATCCATGAGTACTCATTACTCAAAAATCCTACCACCGAACAGTGATAGAACCCCGCCACTCAGGTTCTTAGGCTTACAGCCTACCGAGGTTGATTTCTCTAAACCTCGTTATTCAGAACCTTGGTCCAGTTCGCATTTGATCCGCCTTCAATGAGGAAATCGACAAGTCGATTCACCTCTTCGATGCAGATCGCATTTGTAAGGGCCGAGCTAGGTGGGCGCACCTGCACGATATACGTGCTAAGTGTAGCCGGCACACCGAAGGCGTCGAGCTCAGTTCGCTCTAACCCAACTTTGTGTCGTGCTTCGCCGCTCTTTCCGACTTGATGTCCGATGTTCGCAGTTTTAGTCGTTGGAGGCGTAAGCCCCGCAACGGAAAAATCAGAACGACCGGAGTCCGCTGCTTGCAGGTCATAGACGACCGTATTGGTGTCTACATCTGCAGCAGAGTCCTTGGAAAGTGTGAGCGTAGTACCTATGGACATGTGGAATGCCTCTCCCCACAGAGGGGGAATGATCTCTGGCACGCAAATTTGCACCAGAAAGGTTAACGTATTCCTAAACACCATTGGTAGCTCTATTGAAAATGAGCCACCTAAACAATGATAGGGAGATACTGACCTCGACACAGTACTATGATAAAGAATCATATGCTGCTCGAGCCGCATTACTCTGTGACAATCACAAAGACAATACGGTAGCCAGTGAGACAAGATTTGTCCACTGACTCCCAGTGGGATTCTTCCAGCCAAGCTCACGAAAAGTAGAGATGGTTGGATCAACAGGCATTCGGTGGAAAAACCGCCGAGCGCTTGAGAATCCGATGGGTTTGGTAGTCTGTGTGTTGTCCGTAGGGTACCCATTTGGGTTCACCACTAATGAACTTCCCACTTGATAGATCTCCTTATAGCTCACAGCTGAGTCTAAAAGGATGATTGGTAAATCGAGCGCATTTATTTTGTATTGCCCGACCCAATTTCCGAATCCTGTAAACCAATCCAGGACGAAGGAAAAGGGTATGGCATCCCAAAGTATTTGCGGGTTCAGTTCTACACCGAAATGGTCTAGAGCACCTCGGATAGTCTCGTCAAGAGGCCCAAGAACAGCTAAAGGCTGTGGTTGGTACTTTGCGTTGTACTGAACCTTCCCGGTAAGGTATCCCGACCAGTTGACCTGATAGTGCACGTCTGCATTCATCAGGAACTGGCCAACCTTCCACGTATCCACGTTCTCAATAGTTTTGGTGTAGGACAAAGTCTGTCCAATACTATTTTTGAACGCCTGGAGCCGCGTATCAAGAGAAATGATTGAGTCTAACATGCCTTGGACGTCGCCTATAGTAGGCTTCCATCCAAACTTGTAGCTCAACCGCTTCTCTGCCGCCAACTTCGCAGCCGATTTGAATTTGTCACCCGAGGGGAGCTCCTTCAAAAACTGTTTGATCCTAAGGGGCGTCTTAAACGCTTGCTTAGGTCCAGGTTTAAGGAGTCCCGCGGCTAACTTCACGTCGTTAGCCAGACCACCCAGTTGTCGTATGTCGATTAAGAAATTCGGCAAGGACAATTTTGTGAGGTCTGGCTGCAGGGCACGGAAACCCGTGCCTGCATAGTTCAACCAATTCGCTTGTAATTTCCCAAGGCCATTAGAGCCAAGGGCCGTTAGAGCGATAGGGAGAGCATAACCGTGAGCAGTTTCAGACGATTGGAAATCCCAGAATGGTTGCCAGGTCCATCCGACGTGAGCCGGATTAAGATCATTGGCATTCCATTGCAATGGTATATCTCCAAGCGCCTTCTTTGTTGACACAATATGAGCACAGAAGTTCGAACGCTTTGGTTGGCGTTTTGAACGTCCTGTGTACGTGATCGCTTCTTCCACCCGAAGGACCTCAATGGGTCCTCCGGATGCGTACGTCTCTACGATAGTACCGACAGCATTTTTATGCGTGGTACTTGGTAGAGCTTGTAGTACGGAAACAAGCGGTTTCGTTTTCTTGGTAATTCTACCAAGTATCATAGGTGTCATCAAAGTCCTGCCTTTCAAATGTGGTCTAGTGAA